ATCAACTTACGGGGTTTAGCGGCGATCAGCAAACCACGCTCGTCCGTCCAAGCAGCGATCTGAATAACGGCGGCTTCAAGCGAAGTCTCGTTCAGGTCAGCTTGGGTTGCGGGAGTGTTGCTGTTTGTGCCGCCCGAAACAAGCGGATGTGCGGTCGAGCAAAGAACCACACCGTCACCACCGGTGTAACCCGCAGTAAAGGCGTTGTTCAGCACTGCGGCACCCTTAACTTGCTTGGTGTACGCCATAGCACGAGCTAACGATTTGGTGTAACGAGCCGACAAGCTGTCGTACAAGTTATCCTCGATGGCCTCTTCGGTCAGCGAGAAACCCAAAGCGATGGTTTCGTGTTGGTAACGGGCGGTCCATGCTTCTTGCGCGTTATCGTACGCAATCGCATTGCCTTCATTTTTAACAGGAGCGGCAGAGAAACCGGACAACTTGGTTTCTTCTTCAAACGAACGCTCAGAGGTTTCGGTTTCGAAAATCTCTTTGTGCTCTTCGCCGTAACGAGCATACTCCAAGCCGAACAATGCGTTCAGACCGGGGAGAAGCTCTTTCAGTAGTTGTGCGCGTGAAATAGCCATTTAAATATCCCCTTAGATGCCAGTGGCGCCGCGATAAATATGAACACCCTGAGTCCAAGTCACGAGGACTTCGACAAAGGAACCAGCAGCAGGTGACGTGTCAGGAACAACGTCTACAACCTTAAACGTGTAGGTGCTGGTGGTACCAGCCGAGTTTAAGATCGCTTGCTGCGAATCACCAGTGGTCGTGCTACCAATGTTGTTCACGAGCTGAGCGTTACCGCCAACCAATGAAGAACGAGCAGCTTGCGCCACCACGGTAGTACCCGACACGATTGCACACTTCATCACCAAGTCAGGATCGTCAGCCACGTAAGCTTGGATCGAGCTTGCCGAATCAGGCGTGCCAGTTGTGCTTGCTGGGTAGTACTGCGCATAAATGCGCTGACCAGCCGAGTTGATGTAGGAACAGCCTAAGAACACACCAGCAACTTGCACGGTGGTGGTCGTGTTAACAGTCGTACCGCCGCCAACCACGCAGCCGGAAGCCGACATCAGAACAACGTCACCATAGAAAATTGCTGTGCCCCAGCCGCTTTCGATGGGAATCTGACGGGTTGAGCCAGCGTAAACCTGACCACCCAGCAAATTCACCGGACGAAAGCCGTAAGGCTTGTCAACGGTTGGATATGCCATTTAAAACTCCTAAATTAAGTTAAATACCCGAACCAAAAGTCGTCGAAGATTTACGCTCTTTAAATAGCGGCATCCTCGGGTCATTTTGGCGCATTAATGTATTGTCCACTGCATCCGTCTGAGCCTGCGTTTGCGCGGCATAATGTGCATTACGCTGCTCCACAAGTTCGTTCGGGGTTTTACAGAGTAACAACCCGCCAACCTCAACGTTGTCTTTAAAACGACTGGTTGGGTCAACTAACAGTCTAAATTTTGGCTGCTCTTCAATGCGAACTGGCTCCCAGCCTTCACGAAGTTTCGATGAAATATTACGGGGGTCAGCCTGATTTAAAGTAGCCACACGAATCCATCTATATTTGAATCCGGGCTGTTTATCCGGTTCCGGCAATAGCTCTGGTTGCGACCATGTCTTTGGGCGCTCAGATTGGGTTCGGTCATTCAGTTCGCGTGCAAGTCTGTTTTCAGCCATGTTAGTTCTCCAAGGTTTTAGCAAATTCCCGAGCATATTGTTCGGGGCTCAATCCCAACCGCTTCGCAATATTTAACTGCGATGTTTTTAGCACGATCTTTTTGGAGGATGTGCTACGGGATGCCGGAGCAACCACAGTGGCGGGTTTTACTTCTGTGCGCGTAACGGGCTTGCCGCCCCCGTTCGACGTTTGTACATCATCTCCCCAGTACTCGGGGAAACGGCGTCGCATCGTGGTATCAATACGACCCCAATAATCATCACTTCCTACGAAGCCAGTTCCATGTGTTTCTTCCAGCTTACGATGCAAGCCCAGTGCGGCTGCAGTCATTTCTGGATCCTTCCCCCACCACGGATTGCGCTCTTGCCACGCAGCCGTTTTAGCATCAGGACGAGGAACTTGGACTTCCTTAGTTTCGGTATGTACCTCAATTTCAGGTTCTTGTAAAGGGGGTTTAAAATCTTTTATTCGCTGAAGTTTGTAGTTAGCTTCAACAAACTTAGTCTGCGCTTCAACAATCTGATCCGCATCACCTGACTCATGCGCCTCCTTATAGGCGCGTTTTGCCATCTCTACCTCAAGCTCAGCGGCGCCTTTTGCCGTATCAATGTGGGTCTTTTCACCCTCTGTTATACGAGACTTAAGGCGCTGGTTCTCTTCGATTGCTTTCTTGGCGACAGCTAAGGCTTCTTGCTGCTCACGCAGAGCCCGTTCTTTCTCACGGCGCTCGTCGTGCCAAACCTTCTTCATCTGCTTGAGACGGATTTTTACCTTGTCTGAGTATTCTTCTAGCTCGTCAGCCTCAAGCTCATCCACTACTTCCTTAGGCATTGGTTCGCGCCCGCGATCCTGCGGCGGGGTGTCGTCTTCGACCTCAATGTCTACTTCAGGTGTACTTTTGGCTTCTACCTTATCCTCTTGCTGCGGCGCATCATTGCCACCATAGCCTTCGATTTCAAAATCAAAGTCGTCCTTCTTTTGTGCTTCTGCCATATGTGCCTCCGTTAGGCTCTGGAAATACCGCGTGGGTCTTGCACTACACCCTCGACGGAATCATCGTTAATAATGCGGAACTCGCGTCCGTGTATTTTTACTCGTGTACCAGCGTGTGGGCGTATCAAAATAAAATCACCCTGTTTACACCAAGGCCCCGATGGGAACCGTGATGCATCCTTGTAGCAATCCGGTCCTAGCTTGATCACAAAGAGCACCGTAGTGAGGAGTTCTTCGTGTTGAAGAGTGATGTCAGCTTTGACAAGACCGCTATCAAACTTGTTGTCGATTTCAGGGATCGCACACAAGATTCGATATCCAGAAGGATCAGGCAGTTGACGCGCTTTTTCCTCTGGGGTTTCAGGCAATACAGTTGCGGCTTCTGGACTATCGGGGTTTGTGCCGATAAAAAGTTCACTCATCTGATTGTTCCATCCTTTCTGCAGTTTCTTTAATTAAATTACACGCCCTTAGGAGGCCCCGATAAACACCACACGAGTATCTGTACTCGCTATAGTCTTTAGCTTTGCCCATTACTACGTCAATCTGGATTGATTCTCCTTCTTTATACAACTCATCTAGTAAGTACTTGCATAAGTCATTGTTCACTTATTGTCCTTTTTAGGGGTTTGACTACTTTGCGCGTGTTTTTCTCGGGCGATGTCGATGCCCAGACGAACACCATCGGTTTGCTGCTTTGCTGCTAGTGATGCTTTGTCAGACGCAGCTTTAACACCGGCCTGCACTCCCGCGATGCGCTCTTGTGCAGCGATGCGGTCACGTTCAATCTGTAGCTGGTCTGCTTTTGCCGCAGCGTCAACTAGGAACTTCTTGGCTTTAATCTCTGTGTCCTTTTTCTTAAGCTCCAACTCTTGCATCTGCATTTGCACGATGGGGTCTTGCGCGGCCTGCTGCGCTTGCTCTTGAGCAGCTTGCGCTTGATTCTTTTGCAGGACCTGTTGTGCTGCGGCTGCAGCGAGGCGTGAGATTTCTACCTCGGTTGTCTCGTCCATCTCTGCCCCGGGTGGAGGGTATGGAACACCAGCGGCCTCTTCGATCTGTTTGCGATACTCGAAGGCTAAGTGTTCTTGGACGTGTGCGGCGAGTGCTGCACCGATTGCTTGTGCTTGTGGGCTTTGACCAATGAGCTTGGCAATGAGTGGGTCTTGCATAGCGGACATATGCACAGTGATATGCGCTTGATGATCTTGGTAGATGAATGCCCGCACAGGCTTGTTACGCATCATGTCCATGTTCTCGGACACAGGGTCATGCGGTTTGTAGTCATCATCCATCGGCACAAGTTTTTGCACGTTCTTGATGCCCAACACTTCAAGCATCTGGCGATGCAAGTAAGGCAGGTCATATAACTGTGGCGCTTGCGCGGCTAACTGCATCACCGCTTGGTACTGCACCACTTTCTGGCTCATGGTGGCAGCGTTTGGATCAGACACAGGGATGACATCACAGGTGTCGTAGTCCGACTGCTTGGCGCGGCGTCCACCTTCTTCAGGCTCGTACGAATACTCTTGTGGTGTGTAGTCGCGGATGATGGCTTTGAGGAGCCGGAACTCCTCTTTCATCGAATAGTGGATGCGAGCTTGCACCGCACTCATCACCTTCAGCGTACGCTCAAGGATTGCTAGCGTAGTGCCAACAGGACTTTGAGCTGACATATCGCTGACCTTAAGATCAGCAGCCGAGGCGAAGCGCCGACCCTCTTCAACGATTGTGCCAAGTAATGAATACAACACTTGGCTTGGCTCCTTGTAAGGGAGCGTCATGATGTTGTCTTTGATTGTGCCGCTAGTGACGTCTACATCACGGAACTCAGCAGGAGCGATGGGTGTGTCGTCTCCTTTGACACGTAGCCCTTTAGTCTTGAAGCCCCCGGGCAAGTTAGACAGCGTACCGGCATCAACAAGCTGACGGATGATGGACGTGCCAGATTTAGCGAATGCACCGATCAAGTGGATCAGACCGAATGCGTAGAAGCCAAAGCCGGGGATGTAAGCGTAGTGAACGAAGTGATTGCGTTTTTGCTTTAGCTTATCTTCAGGGTGCCAGTTACGGCGAATTGCCAAGATGTTTTGCGTACTCTTTTCAATGGTAACCACGTAGGGCAAGGCAATGCCCGTCGGTTTGCCATCTTCATCTACATCTTCGAAGCCCTCTAGATCAAGGTTGACATGCATCTCCAAGATCTTGTAGCGGTCATCAGATGTGGCCCGAAACCCCATCTTTTCAGCAATTTTCTTTTCCACTTCGTCGAAAGTGTTGACGGGGTCTCCGAGCTCGATGTCGCGGTAAAAACCCGCCACTTGTAATTTACGTAAATCATTTGTAGTCTTTCGCATTACATGAGTAATGCGCTCCGCAGTCTGGATGTTGGACGCGCCGTAAGGCACCACTACGTCTTCAGCCGGTACGAAGATAGATACTTGTCGCTGGAAGCTCGGGTCGTAATAAACTTTTTTGAACGCATTACCAGCAAGGCCCAAGCCCCAGAGCATGCGCTCATGTTCAGGGCGATACTCAGGCATCTTCTCTGTTAACTGGTAGTTCATATCATCTTTAACGCGCACCGCTGATTCTTTCTTTGCGGGGGTTTCTTTGCCGATGATTTGCGTCTTTACTGGGCCTGCTGCAGGGAACGTCTCCATCATTGTCTCGGCTTGGAACTTAACCAAGGCTTCTGATAAGAGCGGGTGATACACACCACACGCACCGGGCCACGGCTCTGTGCGTTCTTCCACTTTCATACCAAGCAACTCAAGGCCATCTACATAAGTCTGTATCCAATCTTTGCGGCTTGAGATGTCTTCTTCAAAGTCACCCAGCAAGTCAGTAACAAGGCTGGTTAGCTTTTGCTCAGGGATCTCTTCTGCAAGGTTTGCATTGAACTCATCGCTAATTTCTTGCCCCGGTTCAAGCGTGATCTCCATGCCACCAGCTTTAATATCTACACGCTCAGGATTTTCGATCTCAATCTCAATATCCGGATCGGATGGCTTCATGATGTCAGCCAACGATAAGCCCGAAGGGGCGGGGTTTAGTGCTTTATCAATTGCCATCTACATCTCCTAGTAGTACCCAGCCGTGCGGCGGGACTTAAATTCTTTCAATGGGTCTTCTTCATCTAATAGGGTGCGGATATACCCGCCCTTCCTGAAGCGCATTAATGCAAGAGATACGGAGTCTACATAGTCATCATGCTCGCCAGAGGGGAAACTTGCAACCTCGTCAATGACTTCTTCAGCCCAGTTTGTGTTTGGTGCCCACACCCGCCCTGAAGCAAATAGATCAGATACCGCATTAAGGCGGCTGATTTTATCGTTACCTTTAGTCGGAGTGAACTCTTGCACGGGGATGCCCATCGCTCGCATCTCATAAATGAGCGGCGCACCGGATGCTTTCTTCTCAATAATGATTGAGTCAGGCTCCCAGTCCTTGTATTGCTCGATTGCCCGTTTTTTAAGCAGCGGGAACTCCATGCGCTCCCTGAAGGCGTTTAGTAATATGATGTTTGCTTGGTCTCGCCCCGTCTCATCGGGGTGATAGAACACCCCCCACGTCGTACACGCTGAGTAGTCAGAGCGGTTTGACTTTTCGAACGCCGTATCCCACGACTGCAGCGTGAACTCGCAGTAAGGCGGTGAGTCTTTCTCCCACATCTGCCACCACTCGCGTTTGACGATGGCACTTGTGTCTGATGTCGGGTTCTGCTGGTACTGCGCCATCCATTTTGAGTTAGGCAGTTCCTCTTTTAACGCAGAGAGCTCCTCCATCGACCAAAACTCAGGCCACAGCGGACCACCGGAGGGCAATATGGCGGGAAACTCAATGACCTCCCACTCCTCACCACCCCTTTGAACGGATGATTTTAAGACTTGACCCGTTAAATCTTTCTTTGACCAGCGTGTCATCACGATAACAATCGCCCCGCCCGGCTGCAGACGCTGACGAGGACCGGATGTGTACCACTCGTAGGTCTTATCGTAGATTTCAGGGTTAGTTTCGGCGAGCGCTGCCTCTTGTTCTGAGTGCGGGTCGTCAATAATGAGCAGATCAGCACCCTTACCGGTCACCGCACCGCCCACACCGATAGCGAAGTAGTCGCCACCCTTGTTTGTAGCCCATCGACCGGCGGCTTTTGAGTCGGCTTGGAGCCCTACACCCGGAAAAATCTTAGTGTAGACCTCCTGATCGACTAAATTTCGCACTTTTCGCCCGAACCCGACCGCTAACTCTGCCGTGTGGGAGGTTTGAATGACCTTTTTGTGCGGATATTTGCCTAAAAACCACGCCGGAAGGAGATAAGAGGCAAACTCACTCTTTGTATGACGTGGCGGCATGTTAATAATGAGCCGTTTACACTCACCGCGTGCCACTCGTTCGAAGGCAGCAGCCATTTTTGCATGGTGTCGGCCCGAAATGAAACTAGGCCAGACCTCATTAACAAATGCAAGGAAGCGTTCTTGCGCTAATTTTTGGGTGCGAAGCCCCGCTAGGTGGTCTAGCTCTGCAAGTAGTCGCTCCTGCTCTGCTAGGGATAACAGAGGTAAG